CATTAGTATAAATAGGAAGATTAATCCCATTCTGACCGCCGACACTTCCCGGTGAGACGACTTAGAGACAGCTTGGGACACCCACTAAGATAAGGAAATACCATGTCATCTACATTTACAACACCCATTCGCGTATTTAAACGCAATAACCCAACAAACAACGGCACAATCGCCCCAGACAACACTGGTGCAGCCCGTCTGTCACAACAAAGCTACATCACCAACCCAATCGTAGGTACAACTTCTGGCGCAACAGTTTTAACAACTGCTGACATCGGTTCTACTACAGTAACTCCATTCGTATTGCCAGCTGGCGCAATCATTGAAAGCATCGCCCTCTATCAAGACGTAGCAGCTACTGGTTTGACTGGTGGTGTAATCACTGTATCTATCGTTCAGACTAGCCCAACCGATGGTTCTTTGACAACTACAGCAATTGGTACAATTACTCCAACCGCAGCTGGTGGTCGTATCGCTGGTGTATTCACAGCAACTGCAGCAACTGCAGCTATTATTGAAAACATTGGCACACTCGACGCCACATTGACATTCTCTGCAGCTACTGTATCTGCCAACACCGGTACTTTGGGCGGCACATTCTCTGTAGATTACACTGCACGTAACGTTGACGGTTCTATCACTGCCTACGGTTCTGGTTATACAAATAACTAATTTAGATGGCGGGCTAGTCCCGCCTCTTTTAACCGTTTAGGAGAAATACATGGCTAACGCCTACAATCCGTTTACATCCCCTCCCCATTCCGTAACTGTTCAAGGTGCTTACGAGCCATTTGACTTACAAGTTTCACGCGGTCAAATTATGGGGCACCAAACATTAAGTTTGTTTGGCTACCAAGCTGCCGTAGGCAATACTTCTATTCCAGTTTGGGAAAACGCAACAGCTTATACATACCCAACTTCAGCGTCTACGATGACTGTTGTAAGTACATCTACATCTGATGATACTAGCGCAAAAATTTTAATTTCTGGTTTAGATGCAAATTTTGCTCCAATTTCTGAAACTATTGCGCTAAACGGCACAACTGGTGTTACAACTGTCAATAGCTACTTCCGTATTAACAGTTTGTTAATGACATCACCAGGTACAAGCCAAACAACTAACGTTGGTACAATTACTGTTAAACAGTCTAGCAATATTTTAGCTCAAATTAACGCCGGTATTGGTAAATCACAAAGTACGGTATACACTGTCCCTGCAGGATATACTTTCTATTTGGATTTTGCAGAAGTTAATACATCAAATAGCTACACATCAGCAAACATTGTCACTTACAAAGTACAAGCTATCAACAATAACACTGGTATAAAATTAACTGTTTTACAACAACCATTTGTATCCATTTACACAGCCAATAGAACTTCTGATCCATTTGCTTATACAGAAAAAACTGATATTCAATGGCAGTTAGTAACAAGCACAGCTACTACAGTTGCTGCAGGTGTGATTATTGCTGGTAAATTGATTAAAAACGATTGTCAGTCAGCTTAAGGCAGTTAAATGCCTGTTTACATTGATACGCGGGGTAATTCAGTCCTATCTGTGGCGATCTGCGATCGCTGCAGTAGGAAATTTGCGTATGTAGATTTAATGCCAGACCCCAATTTCCCCGGAATGAGGGTATGTAAGGAAGATCGAGATAATTTTGATCCTTGGCGTCTTCCAGCTTTACAAACAGAAAACATTGCATTGCGTTTTCCACGTCCTGATGTATCTATTGCTACTGGCCCAATTGGCGGTAACGAAATTACAACAGAAAACGGATTTCAAAATGGTAATTCAATATTTATTGAGGGTGTTCCATCAGCAAATACCCAAGGTGATTTGAATACTATGAGTAACGTGGTGCCATCACCTATGACATTGGCTCCAAAAGTGGGTTCTATATCTCCCGCCACTGGACCAAAAACTGGTGGTACAAATGTCACAATTCATGGCAGCAACTTTACAGATATTGCAACTGTTAAGATTGGCGGCGTTGTAACAACATTTAATTTAGTAGACTCATTAACTATTACAGCAGTGACACCAGCGTATGCGGTTACTGGTATTGTAGACGTTGAGGTATTTTCTCCGTTTGGCAATAGTACAGCATACGGTGCGTTTACTTATACCTAAAAATGGCAGATCAGTCGATAACCCAATTACCAGTCGCTATCTCCGTAACGGGCGATGAGCAGACTGTAATTGTACAAAGAGGCGTTACAAAGCAAGTACAAGTAAGTCTGATTGCTAACGCAGTATCACCTGGTAAGTTAATTACTAACGTAGTACTAAATGCTCAAAACTATTTAGTATTTTATTACAGTGATGGAACAACTTCTACCACCGGCCCAATTCCTGGGTACACAAATGCAACAATTAATGGTGCTGGTCATTTAATTCTGACCTTAACCACCGGTGGTACAGTTGACTGCGGTAATGTAGTCGGCCCACAAGGACCTACCGGACCAACGGGACCTGTAGGCCCCGCTGGAGCATCAGCTAGTGTAAATGCAGGTTCTGCAACAACACTACCTTATGGTTCTACACCAACAGTAACAAACGTTGGAACAACGCAAAATGCAGTGTTTAACTTCGGTATTCCAGCAGGTCAGCCCGGAGCTGGTGGCGCCACAATTGCAAACGACAACAGCACCAACGCAGTACGCTACCCTATTTTTACAGATGTAACCAGTGGCACACCAACAACAGAGTACGTAGCATCTACACAATTACAGTTTAACCCCGGAGCTGGCACATTGACAACTCCCATCGTTACAGCCACCACCGGTATCGGCGGCGGAATATTTTAAGGTAAATACATGGCTCAGTCTGGCTATACCCCCATACTAATATACAGCTCCACGACAGCGTCTAACGCGCCGTCTGCGGCTAACCTTACCAACAGCTCTTCCGGTTCTGAGCTGGCTATTAACGTTACTGACGGCAAGCTGTACTACAAAGACAATACCAACGCTGTTCAAGTTATTGCCTCTAAGAGCGCCGCATCTGGTGCGTTTAGTTCAGTAAGTATTACTGGTGGCACAATTAACGGTACGGCAATCGGCGGGTCTACACCAGCAGCCGGTGCGTTTACCACGCTATCTTCTAGCGGTTTAGCGACCCTTAACAGCCTGTCTGTAACTGGTCTGACTGGTTACCTATACGCTAACGGCGCAGGCGCTGCTACGGCCTCTACAACGATTCCTACGACCGCTTTGAGCGGCACAATCAGTAACGCCCAGTTGGCAAATAGCTCAATCACCATTGGCACCACTGAAATTTCGTTAGGCAGCACAGCGCTAACACTAGCTGGCCTAACCAGCGTTACAGTAACACAAGACCCAGTAAGCGCACTTCAATTAGCTACTAAACAGTACGTTGATAATATTGCTTCCGGTTTAAGCACTAAAGCACCGGTCTACGTAGCTACAACAGCAAACATTACCCTGTCTGGCGAGCAGACTATTGATGGCTTCTTGACATCATCAAGTCGTGTTTTGGTTAAAAACCAGACAACCCAGTCGCAAAACGGTATCTACGTATCGTCTTCAGGCGCATGGAGCCGCTCATCTGATGCAAACACTTGGAACCAATTGGTTTCTGCGTACGTGTTTGTTGAAGTCGGAACTACACAGGCGGACACCAGCTGGGTATGTACAGTAGACCCGGGTGGCACATTAGGAACTACACCTGTTACTTGGGTACAGTTTTCCGGTGCAGGTACATATACTGCCGGTACTGGTTTAACTTTAACTGGTACTCAGTTTAGCATCACTAACACAGCGGTAACAGCAGGTAGCTACACACTAGGAAACTTTACTGTTAATGCTCAAGGTCAGTTAACTGCTGCGTCTAGCACATCAACAACCGGTTCTGGCAACGTAGTACTTGCAACCAGCCCAACACTGGTTACTCCTAATTTGGGCACACCTAGCGCCTTGGTTGGTACTAACATTACTGGCACAGCGGCTGGCTTGTCAATTGGTGGTAATGCAGCAACAGCCACGACAGCTACTAACGCAAGCAACGTGGCAATAACTACCGGCGCAGCTACAACAAACTACTTGACGTTTGTTACTGCAACAACAGGCAACTTGCCAGTGTTAACAAACACCAATTTAACTTATAACTCGTCCACCAACGCAATCACTGGTGGCATTGCAGGAGGCACGTTCTAGATGGCACAAAGCGGCTACACACCAATAGCGCTTTACTATAGCGCAACAGCAAGTAACACACCGTCGTCTGCCAATCTGGTAAACGGTGAGTTAGCAATTAACATTACAGACGGCAAACTGTATTATAAGAACAATGGCGGTGCAGTTCAAGCTATCGCTATTTTGTCTCGTACAAACGGTAATTTTAGTGATCTCACCGGTGCAATTACTGTAGCAAAAGGTGGAACTTCAGCACAACCAGCTAGCCCAGTAACCGGTATGATCCGCTACAACACGGATACATTCCAGTTTGAAGGCTACGCCGGTAGCTCCCCATCATGGTTGCCAGTGGGCGGTTCAGTAATTAGCAATGATACCTCTACAGCAAGTAATTTGTATCCTATTTTTGCTAATGCAACATCCGGTACAGCTACTACAGTTTATACTAGTAACGCCAAATATTTATACAAACCATCTACTGGTGAATTACAATCATCTATTGTAAATGCCACAAACGGCATTCATGTAAATAGCCAAACAGTATCAGTAAGTTATACTATTGCATCTGGCTCTAGCGGATCAAGTGCTGGCCCCATTACTGTGGCAAGCGGTGTAACTGTAACTGTTTCCAGCGGCTCTCGCTGGGTTGTTTTATAAGGAAATCACATGTCAAGTTTAGTAATTGCTGGCGATACATCGGGGTCAATCACCCTCCAAGCCCCATCCACAGCGGGCAGCACAGTCTTAAACCTCCCAGCCGTATCAGGCACACTAGCCCTCACTTCCGGCTCACAAACCTTCACCAACCTCACAGTCACCAATGACGCTTCTATATCAGGTCTTACTGTTGGTAAGGGTGGAAATTCGTATAACACAGTATTTGGTTATCAAGCTGCTGCTGTAGCAACAGGTGGCTCTAATTTAGCTATAGGTTATCAAGCATTAAATGCTACTACCTCATCTGCTGGAAATACTGCTGTTGGTGATTATAGGGCTTTATACGCCAATACTACAGGTGCAAACAATACAGCACTTGGAAATACTGCTTTAACTTCAAATACAACTGGTAGCAGTAATGTGGGCATTGGTTATCAATCACTTTACTCAAACACCACCGCATCTAATAACACAGCAGTTGGTCATCAAGCTGGGTATAGTAATACGACTGGAACTTACAATACGCTACTTGGTATGCAAGCAGGTTATTCATCAGCCACTAATAATGGCTTAACTGCATTAGGGTGGCAAGCTGGTTATGCAAGCACAGCAGATGGAAGTGTTTATGTCGGTTCTCACGCTGGATATGCTGCAACTGCTACTCATAATACTTTTCTTGGTGCAGATTCAGGATACCTTGTAACTTCAGGTGCAGCCAATACTATTCTTGGTCGCTTTAGTGGCAACCAAGGCGGTCTAGACATTCGTACAGCAAGTAACTACATTGTGTTATCTGATGGTGATGGTAATCCTAGATTGATTAGCGATAATATTGGTAGGGTTTATGTTGGATTAACTGCTACTGCTGGATATTTAGATGGATATTTAACAGTTCAATCAACTGGCACAAATCCTGCAATTACTGCAGCAACAAATTCAAGCGGAAGTGCAACACAATTTGTTTATTCTGCTTGGGCTCCTTTCAATAGCGGTAATAATGTGTTTCATAGTTTTGAAACAGAAACATCACCAACAATAAGAGGAACTATTTCTTATAATCGTGCTGGTGGTTTAGTTGCTTATAACACCACATCTGACCAAAGACTTAAAGAAAATATTGTTGATGCGCCTTCTGCATTGTCTAAAATTAATTCTGTTCAAATTCGCAGTTTTGATTGGAAAGAAACAGGCAATCACAATGATTTTGGCGTAATTGCTCAAGAATTACATCAAGTTGCTCCTGAATGTGTTACCGAAGGTCAAGACAACGAAGATGGAACAATGAAATCCCCATGGGCTGTAGATACATCAGCTTTAGTGCCAGCACTTATTAAAGCTATTCAAGAACTCAACACCTTAGTAACAACCCAAGCAGCCGAAATTGCGGCACTCAAAGCTAAAGTAGGAGC